ACTCCAATACCATCTGTATTTGAGAATGTACCATTAGAAACTACATGAGTTACAACAACTTTACTATAACCTGTTGCGTTTGTTACTGCACCTGTAACTTTAAAAAGTGCAAATGTAGATGGTGTTCCTTCTTTAGTAACAGTAACAATACCTCTTGCTACTCCATTTGAAACATCATCCCATGATTGTACAAAACTAGATATAGTTGCTCCGCCATCATCTGTGTCATCAATATATAAAATTGATACTGAACTTATTGTACCATTGTTAAAAGCTAATTTACCTGCACCTGGATCAGCATCAGAAGTTGAGCTTGACCAAGTCATTGCAAGTTGTGAATTTGTACCTGACGGTCCAGTTGAACCTGTTGATCCTGTGTTTCCAGTAGAACCAGTATTTCCAGTATCTCCAGTATCTCCATTTCTTACAAAGGTAACTGAAAGTTCGTCAGCAGCTGAAAAAGTATTATTAGAAGCTAAATGAGCTACAGCTAATTTTACATATCCACTAGCATCTGTTGAAGCACCTGTTATTTTAAATCTTGCGTATGTTGATCTATCGTTAATATCATAGATCATTAGATAACCTCTAATAGTAGAAGTTGAATCATCCCACGTTAGAATATCTGTTACAACTGTAACACCATTAGCATCAGCATCATCAATATAAATTACTGTAGCTGAAGCATAAGTGCCATTATTAAATGCTATCTCTCCAGCACCAGGGTCTGCATCAGATGTACCTGTGTCAAATTTATAGAAATATCCTGGTATTGAACCATCTTCTCCACTTGCTACAAATGCAACAAAAAATTTATCATCATTTGTAAAAGTTCCTGCACTATCAATATAGACTAATGAAACTTTACTATAACCAGTAGCATTTGTTATTCCACCAGTTACTTTAAATACCATCCATGTATCTAATGCGTTAGCTTTTGAAATTCTTATTCTTCCTCTGTTAGTATCGTTGCCTGTAACATCATCCCAAGATTGAACCCATGCTTCTACGTTTGTTCCATTAAATTCTAAATCATCAATGTACATTTCAGTTGCACTAGCAATCGTTGCGTTATTTAATCTAAATTTTCCTGCTCCAGGATCAGCGTCTGCTGTTGTTGTTGAATATTGAAATAAAGCTGAATCACCACCTGCAGGTAGGAAGTCAGCTACTGTTGTTAAATTACCATCGCTATCAAACCCTAAAGTTTTACTAGCTCTTGTTGTTGCACTATCTGTAAATTCTGAAGATGCAATCGTGTTTGTTCTTGAAACTTTAAATGATCTGTCCAACTCTTCTTGCATTTGTTGAGTTGTCATAGTTGCACGATCCAAACCCTCTTCGTGTGTCTCCGCAGGGAATGGATCATTAGCGATATAATCTATCGCTTGAGTTTGCGGGACATTCCTAATTAAAACAACTGTTTCTGTAGCGGTTGGTATGGCAGAAGATTCAAAAACTACGTTACCGCCAGTAGCACTTCCCACACCTGTTACTGTGTAATCAGTTGTTATTTGTTTAGTTGTCTCTGTTCCTGTGGCAGATCGTATAATAACTTGTATATCTGTATTGGCAAATATCTTAAAACTATAAACAAAGGTAGCTTGACTACCATTTCCTGAAGAACTGTTTTTTACTGTTGTGCTAGATACTGTCATACTATTTCTCTATATTATCTTTCATTTTCCTTATCAACCTTTAAATTCATGTAATCTAAACCTCTTTTTGCTGTTTTAATCATTAACAAATATTGTATGTCTATTAATTCTCTTTTCTCATCAGCGGTATATTTTTTAGTATTATGTATATTTCTTATGGTGTAATTAATACCTGAAAGAGCATCTCTAATACTTAGTAATTGTAACACATTTTTGTTTTTCATGTTAATTTTTTCTCTTAATTCTATAGCTTCTTTGAACTCACCTCTTTTCTCTAAAATTATAATGCTATTAACTTCTTTATCTATCTTGTTTAATTCTTTATAAAAATCAGTAATAAATTCAGATTGACCGCTTGGGTCTCTTAAATTAAAAGCTCTGATACCAGGTATAATAGTCAATTTGTCAGTTGGTTTGATAGGGTCTTTAATAATACCAAACTCAATTAAACCTTTATCTGTCATTTGAACTACAAATCTACCTAAACTACCAGTCCAAGCTCTTATAAAATTATCTATAACTATAGGACTATCTAATTTAGTATGATCACCTACTAAAATATTCATTGCTCTCGATATACTTTTAGCCACTTCGGATGTGTAAGTAGTATATTGATATTTTGATAATAACTTTTTATCCATGTAATCAGGAACTAAAGGTTTACCTGTAAAAAAACTTTTATCAAATATTGATTCAAGAATAGGAACTCCAAATGTAGGTGTTGGATTAAAACTTTTTAAAGTTGAAATTCCAAAGTCATATAAAAAATCATTAAGTTGATCAGGATGTTCTTTGTTTAACCAATCTAAAAGTTGTTCTGTTCCTGTGCCAAAAACAATTCCTAAATCAAAAGGTTTAGATATTCTGTGAGGTACTCCATCTTTAACAATAACCCAATAATTAGTTTTTACCCATTCAGGTTGTCTTTGGTAAACTTCATTATCTTTGTTTGCAAACCAAAAATAAATTGATGGCAATATTATAGAAGCAGTAATCATTGTCATAGCTCTACCAGGTCTATCTCTAAAGGCTTCATAAATTTTTGTATAACCTTGAACTCTAGCATTATAAAAAGCAGCTACTTGATTTAATCCCTTCATATATAAACCCATCTTAGCATAATCAATAGTTATATCTCTTGATTCAAACCCTCCTCTTTCAATAGCTTCTTTTTCTGTCATGGCATTTCTTCTTGATTTTGCGTAAGATCTTTTAAACTCTGATATTCTTGTCATGTTTTCTGAAAATTCAGAAATTAATCTTAAATACTCTAATGGTGTTTTTAAAGAATTTCTTATTGGTCCACGATTTAAAATTTCAAATGCTGGTTTATCAAATATATTTCTATCAATAGAAACTAAAGTTGATTGCATACCACCTGATCGCAACCATTTATTATAAATTTCTTTTGAGTTTCTACTTAAACCTGATTTACCTAGTGCTAAAGTTACAGCTCCTTCCAATGAACTCCATAAAGGCACAAAGCCATATTTACTAAAAACAGCAGCGGTTACTGTATCTCTAAAAATATTTGGAAATACAAAGTCAGGGGATGCTGTAGCACCTGCTCTCAACCATCTTGCAGGAGCATTTAACTTAAACATTTTTGTAATATCTCCTAATGATTTTGGATCAAAATCTTTTAATGCTTGAGCTAATTCTTTTCCAACCTCATAAGTTTCAAATTTTCCATTTCTAATAACACCAACTTGTGTTTCTGTTGGTTCTAAATATTCTTTTCTAAATACTTTAAAATTTTCTACAGCTTTATCAGATATAAAGTTTGCTGATGTATCGTCTAATATTTGTTCAAGTTCCTTTCTTTCTATTTTTATTTGTCTTGTTCTTGCACTTTTTTGTATGTCAGGAAATGATTTTTGATTCTTTGCAACAAAATCAAAAAACTCAATTAGAGCAGCATTTCGTTCTGCTAATTTTACAAGATGAAAAGTATTACTATATGCAGTTTCAATAGGATCAATAATATCTTTTTTTGATCCTTTAATTCTTTTTAAAGGATTTACTACATTCTTTGTATAACCAATTTCTCCTGGTGCAGAATCTTTAATTCTTGAAAAAGTAACATAATTTTTATTTGCTTCAACCATAGATTCAAAGGCTTCTTGAGTAATTAAACCTCTATCTTTAACATACGTTAAAACTCTTAAATTATAATCATCAAACTCTTTAGATGTTTTTTCATATTTTTTTACTAATTCTTTATTCGCTACAACTTCTTTAGCAGCTTTAATATCAAAGCCATGATCAATACCTCTTTCTTGTAATTCTACTATTCTTTTTGCTACTTTATAAGCACCAAATTCTAAATATGTTTTTTTATCTTTACCAATCGGTTTTAGTATTTCTTTATATGATTTACCATTTTCTACTAAATTTTTATTTAAAGTTCCTACTTCTATAAAGTGTCCTGCTCTGTGTTCCATTCCAACTAAAGTTCTAAATCTTTCATAAACACTTAATTTACCAGTTCTACTTTTTGTTTTATCCACTTCTTTTACCATTCTGTAAAGAGGATGTAGCCTATCTACAAAACCTTGAGTTAATTTATTCGCTTTACCAGGTGCAGTTACTTCTTCTTTTGCATATCTAATTTTATTTAAAATAGTATTTTCTGCTTCTGTATCTAATTTTATATCTTTTTTAAAAGCATCTTCCTTTACTACTTTTGTTTCAGGTTTTTTATAAGCTCGAGGTATATCAATATTTTTACTTGATAAATCTTCAACCACTGTTTTGTCAGCTATGTAGTCTGTTGCAATATCAATAGCATTGTTATTTGTTCTTTTAATTGTATTTACAACTTTTGCACCTCCCGCTTCAGCTAATCCAAATGCACCAAATAATATTGTAGAATCAATTAATTGATCTTTACTAGGTAGTTCTTGTTCTATGATTGCACCTGATCCTTCAAATCCAGCAACTCTTAACAAAAGTTTAGATATAAAATTTTTTCCATATCCACCTAAACCTACAGCAGCACCTAATTGTATTGCTTCTTTTCCACCAGCTTTAACTCCTTCTTTTGTATAAATATCCCAAAACTCTGACCAACTATGAACTTGACCACTTTCCAACATATTCAAATAAGTTTCTCTAATTGATCCCGCAAAGAAACCAGTTGCTGCTGCAGTACCTACTTTACCCGCACGACCAAAAGTTAAAAGGTTTGTAAGTAAAGCACCTGTTAAATAAACAGGTAAATCTTTTGTAATGACTGCAAGATTTTGTACATTTCTTTCTATGATACCCGTATCTTCAAAAGGCTCTGCAACATAACCTTCAGGTAAACCTGTGCCTGAATTACCAGGAAGTTGATGATAGTTTTGCACAAGATCAATAATACCCATATTAAAACCTCTATTCCAATATTTTTCAAACTCAAAGGTTTCACCTACTAATTTTTCTTTTAAAGAAATATTATCAGGTTCATTTTTTTCTACTTCTAATAATTTTTCGTATGTTGATTTTTTTTCTTCTTTACCTAAAGTAATAATGTTATTCCATATTTTTTTTATTGGTCCTCTTTCAATAGGTTGATAACCAAACTCTTTAAGGATTTCTTCTTGTTCATATCCACCTTGTTCTAATGAAAATATTTTTTCTTGTTTCCAATTTGATATTTCTTTTTGTGAAAACCCACCTTTAATTAATGTTTCATTTTGTTCAGCAAGACTAGACATTATAATTGTCCTATTCTTTTTAAGTAGTCTTGTGGTGATTCATTAGGTAATCTTTTAGCATCTCTTGTGGAAACAAAACCTTTATTTTTTTTAATTTGATCTACAATTTCTTTAAATAAAAGATTAGCATTAGGCATAAAGTTTAAAACATCTTTACCTATAAATTCTTTTTTAGTAGGATCAGTTAAAGTTTTAGCGGGTATACCTTTTTCAATACCATTAACGTATCTAGCATACATTGTATATTTAAAATTATTAAGTCTATTATCTAAACCTGGATCAATATCTTTTAACACAGGACTTCCTTGAACTGGCATTTTATAAAAATCAATAAAATTAAAAAAAGTTTTCATATCAGAATACGTTTCAGGATTTTTGTTTTGACTATCAATCATTGTACTTAGAAATACTAAATCTTTCATATTAACTCCTGATTCATATCTTTCGACTATTGATTTAGATTCAGTTTCTCCAGGTAAAGTAAATTTATCACTTACTTGATTTATTTCATCAGTTATAATTAAATCTATAATTTGACTGTTGGTGTCAAAACTTGATAAAGTTTTACCTTCTGTTGCTATCACTTGTGAATTTAAAGTTTTAAATTGTTCTATAATTTCAGGTGTATTACCAAATAATATTTCTATATTTTTATCATATATACCTAAATTTTTATCCATCTGCAAAATTGATTCTTTAGATTCATTTGCTACTTGATTTTTTATAATTTGTTGATTTGAAAGCATTTGAAATTGCATATCACTTCTTAATGATCTTGCTTTTTTATTAGAATACTCTTTAAATTTTCTTTGTTCTGTTAATGATAAGGAGTTGTAAAGTTTTACTAATTCTTGATTTCCACCAAATGTACCTCTAGTTACTTCATCGTAAGCTATTGTTAAAAGAGATGGATCAGCATCAGGTGGTAAATTTAAAGAACCTGTCAGAACTTGAAATTTACTTTCTAATATATTTGTTTCAGCAACTGCTAGATATTTATTTTTTTCTTCTAAACCTAATAAATCAAAATCACCTTTTTCAAAAGCATTTTTAAAAGCAAATGGTTGGCTTTTAGACATACTATCTGCAAGTGTAGTAACACCAAATTTTTGATAGTCTTCAATTAATATTTTTTTCTGACCTCCATCATAATTAGTATTTGCATTTATTTTATCTATGACTTTACTATTATAAATATCAAGATATACTGGTCCAACTTCTTTTAATGTTAGAGCTTCTTTACCAATATAATCTTCATCTACATCTGTTGATACTTTAATTTGTTCTATTCGTGATCCTTCAAGAGCTTTTGTTTTTAAAATACCAGCAGTTGAATAAAACTTTTTTTCTATAGCTTTTTTTGTAAAGTTATCTAAAGTTTCAAATTTATTATTTTGAAAATAATTATATAAACTATTTACATCTTGATCGTGTATTGAAGCGGCATCTGTTGGGTTTCCATTTTTTTTAGTTTCACTTTGAATAGTAAACAAACCTTTTACAATAGTATTTCCATTGTTATCTTTTTGATCAATATACATATCAGATAATATTTTATATGCTTTATTGTCAGCTTCTAATTTTTTTTCTTTTATATATTCATTCGTTAAAAAATCTGTAACAGGTTTAGTTGCTCTAAATATATTTTCACCTGGTGATATTCTGGGAACACTACCAACACTCGCAGTCTCTGTTGTTATTTTTCCTTGAGATATATATGTGGGTATCTTTGGCATAATTATCCTAATATTGATAACAAACTTGATCCAGCACTACTTACTATACTTATTTGTTCCATTCGTGATCTTTGTTTTGCAATGCTTCCTTCAATCCTAGCAAAAGCTGCACTTTCAAATGCTCTAGCTTTACCTATTTCCGCATTGTAACGCATCTTATCTTTTTCAATTTCTTTTTCAAAAAGATTAGATAATTTAATTATTTGAGAAGAACCTGATCCTTCTATAACTCCTGACTTGTTAGTATTAACAATTGTTGTTCCTTCTAGTTGTTGAAATTTTTTATCAAATGTTGATAAATCTAATGTTAATTGATTTTCTATAGCTTCTGCTTTTTGTTCATCTACTTTAGCTTTTCTATTAAAAGCAGATTGTGTATATTTTCCAATAGCACCTGCTTGTTGTACACCTGCTACTGCTGATACTCCTACTACTGCTGGTATAACCCAAGTCATTAAAAAATCCTCGCATATCTGAAGTGATCTGAACCATCAAAACCATAATGTTTCATCAATCCTTCGTTTTGTAAACCAAGCCATGAAGCGAACTTTAAACCTATTTTAAAGTCAGCTCTTACAGCTGTTTGTACTCTTTTTATATTATTTTCTTTTGCTAGTCTTGCAAAATTTTTCTTAATAGCTCTAGCAACAACAAGTGGGTGATTCCAAACT